GATTAACTAAAACAGTTACCGAAGCGTTGTCACAAGATTTAAAAATGGTTATATTGACAAACCCTGGTGAAATAATGATGGACACAAATTTTGCTGTAGGTCTCAGAGAGTTCCTATTTGAACAGAATTCTCCAGAGATTTATGGAAGAATAAGCTCAAAGATTCAGGAGCAGGCAGGTAGATATTTACCACAAATTAACGTAGAAAACATTAAATTTAATCAGTCCGACTTAGACAATCTCAATTCAGACGAGATGACGGATAGTGGTTTGATCTCAATCATTGTTGAATTTTCTATCAGACCTTCATCTAAAGTTAACATTTTAGTTATCCCAATATCATAAATGATTCTATTTATTAGTAGGAAAAAATCCAAATGGCCCATAAAAAAACACCCATAAAATACACAAGTAGAGATTTTGAAAGCATAAAGCAAGATCTGATTAATCACGCGAAAAGAAATTATCCGGAAGTTTATAAAGATTTTAACGAAGCCAGCTTCGGATCTTTAATGCTGGATACTGTTGCTTATGTTGGTGATATTCTGTCTTTTTATCTGGATTATCAAGCCAACGAGTCGTTCATGGACTCTGCTGTTGAATACAAAAATGTTACTCGATTAGCGCGCCAGTTCGGATATAAATACCAAGGTTCGCCTTCCTCCACCGGAATAGTTGAGTTTTACATAACAGTTCCGGCCAATACTTCTGGAATGGGTCCAAACTTGGATTACGCTCCCATTCTCAAACAGAATAGCCAATTTTCGTCTAACGGGGGCTCTTCTTATATTTTGACAGATGACATAAATTTTAGTAATCCGAATAACGAAGTTGTCGTCGCTAAAGTAAACAATAGCACTGGGATCCCGACGTCTTACGCCATCAGAGCAAAAGGATCCGTCGTTTCTGGCAAACTCGTTGAAGAGAACTTTCAAGTCGGATCATATCAGCGGTTTAGAAGACTATTCCTGTCGATCCCTCGCGCAGTAGAAGTCATGTCAGTATACGATGGTGATGGAAATGAATATTATCAAGTTAGCCATTTGTCGCAGGATGTAATTTATAAAGAGGTTGCAAATAGGAATTCTGATAGCGATAACGTCTCATCCCTAATTAGACCGTTTTCAGTTCCTAGAAGGTTTACACTTGAAAAAGATGGAGCTTCAAGCTATTTGCAGTTTGGATATGGCTCTCAAGACTTAGCTTCTTCCCAAGCAGATATAGCAGAACCGTCTAATCTAGTTTTAAAGATGAATGGCAGAGGGTTTATTACAGAGATAAATATGGATCCATCACAACTGATGGAAACAGAGAGCTTTGGCGTAGCACCTGTCGATACTACACTTAAAGTGAATTATAGAGTCAATTCAGTTAACAACGTAAACGCTCCAGTTGGGACATTAAAGAATGTTGATAATGCAATTTTTTCTTACAGAGATATACGACAGTTAGGCGTTTCTCTTGTAAGACAAACAAATTCCTCATTGGAAGTTTTTAACCCAACTTCTATAGTCGGAGATGTTATTAGCCCAACTTCTGAGGAATTAAAAATTAGAACATTAAATACGTTTGCAACGCAAAATCGAGCAGTAACAAAAATAGACTATGAATCAATGGTTTATGCAATGCCATCGAAATTTGGAGCAATAAAGAGATGCAGGATTGTAAGAGATCCAAGCTCTTTCAAAAGAAACTTAAATCTCTATATTTTATCTGAAAATTTTAATGGATATTTAACGCTGGCAAACTCAACTTTGAAAGAAAACCTTAAAATATGGCTAAACAGCGTAAAAATGGTTAACGACACGATCGATATAATCGATGGCAAAATTATAAACTTGGGAATTAATTTCGGTGTTATCGCAGATGAGGATAAAAACAAATTTGATGTATTGAATCTATGCGTTGACGCCCTGCAGAAGAAATTTAAGCAACCGCTTTTGATGGGAGAGTCTTTCTACATTACAGACGTATATAACACCCTGAACGACGTTGTAGGCGTCGTAGATGTAACTAGAGTGAAAATATCAATAAAGAATGGCGCCTTGTATTCTGATACTAGATTCAACTTAAATGATCAAAAATCTGCAGATGGAAGATATATTATGGCGCCAGATAACATTTCATTCGAGCTTAAATTTCCAGACAAAGATATTAAAGGGACAGTTAGATAATGGCAATCAAGAGATTCAAAGCAAATTCTGATAATACAATTACAAACGCTTTTAAGTCTAATCTGACGCAGAGAGGGCTTAACGCAAATATGGGAGCCTCAGACGTCCTGGAGACTTTCTCTATTTACGGACAAGCCTCCTCGGGATCAACCGAACTAGAACGAATTCTAATCAAGTTTCCAATTACCGAGATAATCACAGAACGGACAGCGGGAACGATCCCGGACTCTGGAAGTGTAAGTTTTTACTTAAGAATGTATAATGCCAAGACTGATCGTACTGTGCCAAGGAACTTGGGACTCAGTATTTACGCTGTTTCTAGATCGTGGCAAGAAGGCACTGGCTTAGATATGGACGAATATAAAGATGTCGTCACACAGGGCGATATCGGGTCGACCTGGATTAGCGCTAGCAGTACTGAGGCTTGGACCCGCATGGGCGGCGATTATCATACTAGCCCTGTTTATAATCAAAGTTTTACGCTTGGAACTGAAGATCTGAGTGTTGATGTCACACCGTTGGTTGAAGAATGGATTGTTGGAACTAAGACTAACTATGGGTTTGGGGTTCATTTGACGGGAACTCAGGAAAGTTATTATTCTGCGTCAACCGATAGCACTTCGTCTGGGCAACTAGTTAATTTAACTGGATCGCAAACAACGTATTATACTAAGAAATTCTTTGGAAGAGGATCTGAATTCTTCTTCAAAAGACCGACAATCGAAGCGCGCTGGGATAGTGCTATTAAAGACGATAGGGGAAACTTCTATGCTAGCAGTTCGCTTCTGCCCGCATCTGTGAATACGAGAACTCTTTATCTTCATAATGTAATCGGAGGAAAATTATACAACATCCCGGCGGTAGGAACTGGAGAGATATATCTTAAGACATACACCTCAAGTTCTGGTGGATCACAGATCGGAACTACAGTAACTGGTGGATATGTGTCTCTGGGCGTTTACTCTGCTTCTTTTACTCTGGATACGACTGCTAGCACTGTTTACGATCGATGGTATAGCTCCGGTTTTGCAGATTCCTATTACACCGGTACGATAGGCATTAAAACGCATGATGTGTCCGGCTATAATCCCTATTCGACATATGTTCCATCTTTAACAAATTTGAAGCCGATATATTATCCACACGAAACTGCAAGATTTCGATTTTATGTTCGTCTTAAGGACTGGAGTCCAAATCTTTATACGGTTGCAAATACAATAAACGATACATTAATTATAGAGAGCGCTTCCTACCAGATTCACAGAATCATCGATGACTTAAAAATTATACCTTTTGATACGGGAAGCACAAGAAGCACAGAAACCTCTTTCGATGTTAGCGGAAATTACTTTGATTTGAGCATGAATCTTTTTGATCCGGGATATTCTTATGGAATAAGACTCGCTTTTTACAATGAGTCCGTTAGCAGCTATGTAGAACAGCCTTATGAATGGAAATTTAGAGTAGATAATTTGGAAACACAATGAGCACAAGAGATCTTTTTGACAATAAAAACAAGGTACTGGCCGATAAAACCCAGACCGACATTGGAAATTTAGCTGAATCTTCGGGGAATGTTGAGCAACGATTAATCGAAAAGGGCAGGTTTATTCCTGTTGTTAATTTTGCATATCCTCAGAATTTTGCAAGATACGGAAAAGCCGAAAAGTATTATACAGATTCATTTACTAGAATTTCCAACGATTATCCTTATGACGGGTCGTTGAAAGAGCGAAATAAATTTCGAAATGAATCATCCTATATTGATCTCTACCTTTTAGATAACAAATATCCGAGATCAACAGGGTATTCAATCTTCTCCCCGAACGGATGGGGAACTGTTGTTGCAACGAGTTCTTTTGGCGGCGACCCGGACATTCTCGGCAAGCCAAGCATCATTGAGTATGTTCAGGTGGTCGGCGGACCCCACGAAGCCCCCTCTGAATATATAAGCGGTTCTTTGCAAAAACAATTTGAATATGCTA